CCGATGGAGCGCATCATTACTGCACATGCTTCCTCGATGGGCGTCCTGAAGGTTCCAATTCAATGGGAGAAGGGGTCCCAAGTCGCCAACGCGAAGCTGATTCGCATCGGTTCGGTCAAGGGGCCTCTCCAACAGAAGCGTTTATGGTTCTTTTCTGGCATGAAGGGCTACGATCAACTCGTCCAGCAGCTTGTGAAGTGGCCGAAGTTAGGGAAGCATGATGATTTTGCTGACGCATGTGGGATGATTATCGCGGCCCCTACCGGGTACCATATGGAGAACCCCCCAATTGCGGTATCGGTAGCAAATTGGCTAAGAAAATTACACGCGGGGACGGCAGCACCTGATGAAGATATGCGCTTGGGCGGCAGTTTTGACGCGAACGATCCGTTCGATAGTTGGAAGTAGGGAATTAAGACTTCTAACGGCATAAGTAGAGACTCTTTTATGGCTGATGAGACAAAACAAGGACTTACCGCGACCTCGCATTTCGAGGACCGGGGCCAAATCCGTATCCAAGACTTGCCCGGCGCGGTTCCGTACGGGGAAACGGCACTTCCCATTGGCGCTACCGAGGTCGCATTTCAGGATCAACTTCGTTCTAGCCTCTCGATGATGAAAGAGGCGAACCTGAACCGTGAGGAATCAGAAAGTTTCATTGCCACAAGAGGATTAATTGGTCGCTGGAATACTGCGGAGCTAATGTTAAGAGCATGGGTGGACCCTGTAAAATGGAAAGGATCAGACCAATATAGGTCACATTTAGGTATTCCGCTTGTGGCTGAACAGTTTTATTCTATTCACTCGGTAGTAAATCAGACACTTTTAGGCGGCTATCAGTCTTTCAAGATCGACGCGACTTCTGGCACCCCGCTGGAGTGCGCCGAGGCCCAACAAGCGATTTTGAACGCGCAATTGAAGACCTGCGGGTACAAAGGCGTCTCGTGTAAGACCGAGATGCGCGAGATCACGTATGACGGACTCTTTTATGGCTTCGGCATCGCGCACTACGGCTGGCAGACGCTGAAAAAGAACATCATCAAGAAAGTTCAGAAGTCCCATCCCGAAACAACGGTCGTGAATGGTGTTACTGTCATGATTCCTGTCGAGGGCGAGGATGACGTTGAAGATAAAGTAGTCGGAATTCAAGAAGTCAATATGCCGAAGCTGGAGCATGTGCCCGTTAGGCGTGCGCGGTATGCGCCAGACCTTCGCCGAGGTGATCCTCGCGTCGCTGAATGGTTCGGACGCCTGATTTACGTCACCGGCTATGATTTGGACGCGCTGCGGAACACCGAAGGCTGGAATATTCCGTCTCGTGATCAACTTGTGCGCTTGATGGCCCCGCAGATGCAGACCAATTCTCCCACGAATCCTCTGGAGACGCTTGGATCGAACACCGGAAACCCAATTTTTCAGCAAACTACGACGCCACAGAAGGCATATCCCGAAAATTACACCGAACGCACGCAGCATGATCCGCTCGCGCGCAAATTTGAGTGCTTTGATTACTGGACAGGCTCACGTCACGCAATTATTCTAGCAAAAGAATACTGTTTGTTGAACGAGACCCATAATTTTGGTCGTGTGCCGTTTTTGGGCTTCTGTTTCCGCAACGCGCCTGACTCCGCGCATGGTTATGGCATCGCGTATTGGCTGACGGACTTTCAACGCATCTGTCAGGGCGTAATTAACGCATTTTTGGACGATTTGAACCTGAATTTGATGGGAACATACACGTCTCCGGCGGGCGCGAACAATTCTGCCCAAGCCCAGTGGATTTTCCCAGGAAAAGTCTTCAAATCTGACCCGCAAGGCAAGATTGAGCCGCTAACACGTAACGCGGTGAACGCACAAGAGCCTTTGGCGGTGATTGCACAGATGAAAGAGTGGGCGTCTTCGATTTCTGGGGCGGGCCCGAGCACTTTGGGCGGCAATCCGGGCTCTTCTGGCGCAATGCGTACTCCAGGCGGCGTCGCGGCGGTTACGGGCGGCGAGTCCGTCAAGCTACAGGACCTAGTTGATGTGATCTCGGAACAAGTGTTTGTTCCGTTCCTAGAATTCTGCATTGAGCAGAACCAGAAACTGAAGCCGTCTCAAATTCGCATGCTATTGTCCGACGCGCTCGGTAGCGCGTTCAGAGCGACTCCGTTGAGTATTATTAACGGGACATATCGTGTGGATATCTCTGCCGGATCGAAGCTGGCGGCGAGAGACGCCTTAAACAAATACATGGGCGTCATCGAAACGATTCTTTCTTCTCCTGGTACGGTAGAAAATCTGGCTGTTGCCGCGCTCAAGATCGACTATAATGGTTTCTTCGAAGCTTTGTTTGATAGCTTCGGTGTTCCGTACAAGGAAAAAATCATTGTGCCAATGAACGATGAAGACAAGGCGCGTCTCCAAGCCAACACCCAACAAGCAGCCATGGAAGGCAAGTTGGGAATAGTTAAGGCTCAGGGAGAAGTGAAGAAGGATGTGGACAACAACGCCGCAGAAAATCGAATGTTGGTGGAGACAGGAAAGCATACGCTGCGTGAGCAGGGCGGCGCGTCCGAGCATCAAAATAACCTAGAGTTGCAACAGAAAGCCAACGCCGCCAAGGCGCAGGCGGCCACACCTCAAGCGCAGGGTCTAGACCGCGCGGCTAAGGGTGCCTTCGCAAATATGGATAAAGCAATTTTCTAGTTGACTTTTCCATACTTACTACTGTAAAATGATTTGGAGCAAATCATGAACAACCCTCTTGAGCCGACAGCGTCATATAATATTGAGCGTGCCAATCGCCTGATGGCGCTCCGAGTCCATCCAGGCTTCAGTGATCTGGTTCGAATCTCTCAGTCTCTCGTTGATGAAGCGACCGCCATCGCTATCGACTTTGCTGGTTGGGACGCTCAACAGATTTCCATTCTAAAAGCGCGAGCACAGGCAGCCAAAGAGCATCATGCGCTTCTCTTCGCGAAAATGACCGAAGCGATACGCGAAGGCGTAGAAGAGCAAGCCGCCAGCGCCAATTTGCCCGACAAATCCGTGCGCGAAGTTCTTGAGACAGGCGACCTCGTGCGCCAAGAAGTCCTGACGAAGTTCTCCGACCTCGAACAAGAGTCACGGTTGCCAGGTTCGTACTGATCTGCTAAAATCTTGTTACAGGTTTCTGACTAATCAAGCCATAAGTGTACGTCCAATTCTAGGAGCCATCTAATGAGCGTCAGCCCCAACGAAGTCAAAACTCTTCCTGAAGTAGTCATGACCCCCGAACTACAGGCCGCCATCAATAGCGCCGTCAGCGCTACCGATCTGCGCGGAATGTTTATCGCCGAAGCCGAGAAGCAGTTGGCGACAAAAACTCAGTTGGACGCCGACCAAGAAGCCGCGACCCAAGCCGCTGCAGCAAAGGTTGCTGCGGATCAGGCCGCCGCTGAAGCCGCCGAGAAAGCCAACCAGACTTTCACGCGCACAGAGGTTATCGGTGGGAAAGAGTTTCACTTCGAAGCCGCTAGCGAACTCGAAATAGAGCGCCAAGTTCTAAACGCATATAAGGTCGCCTACAATGTGCAGCAACCCGTGGAGCGCGTAGAACCCGTGATAGATCAAGCCGCCCAGGCCGCTGCCGCAGAAGCTGAAGTACTTGCCAAGGCCGACCTTGAGCGCAAGTTCAGGCTCGGGGAAATTTCCGCTGCCGATTATATCCAGCAGTCTGGCGCAGTCAATGACTACCTCGCTACCCAGGGACTCTCTGTCGAAACCTTGAAGACTGTCGTAGAGAAAAACCGCACTGACTCAGAAGTTCAATCCTGGGCCTCAGCCTCGGATGAATTTCGCAACTCTTCCGTTGGCGGCGATTGGCCGGGCGGAGAAAAAAATCGAATGCTGCTCGGAGATAAACTCGCTGCCATGGGCCTGACTGACGCGACAGATAAAGTCGCGGCGCTAGCCCAAGCATGGCAAGCAATGAAGAGCACCGGAGCGTATTTTCCTGCCGGTGACGCCCCAGTTGTCGTGACCCCCGCACAAATTGTGGCCGATCCCGCTGAAGCAGCACGAATCGCAAAAGCCTCTGCTGATGCGACTGCCGCTGTTGAGGCAGCAAGACTATCTGCCGCCGCGAAAGCGCGATCCACATCTTCTTCGTTGTTCGGCGCAAGTTCCGGCACGAGCGGAGCACCTGTTGTGAACCCCGCTGTAGTCGCAGCGAAGCAGATCGTTCCCGACAACGCCGATCCCCGTGAAATTATGGAAGCGTGGAAGGCAGCACAGTTGGCGAACGGACAGAATCCTGACGAAGCGCTCAAGAGTGTTTACGCGTCCAAGAGAATATAGTGCGCGTTCACTTTATGTCCGGTCGTTCCAAGACCAATCATCATATCTATCCTGGGTTTGAGACCGTTCATGGACCCAAAATTAGTCTTGTGAAATTAGGCTGTCACGCTCCCTCTACAGGTCATCGATTGATTTTCTATTTTCCGTCTGGGGCATGGTGGTGGTTTGATGTGTACTTAGACCGCAGGCCTCAAGAACATTTTCGCAAAGATTTAGCTTGACTTGTCCCGCAAGTCAGGTATACTGATCGTCGAGAGTCCTGATCAGACTCTTGTTAGCCGAGGGCCGAGGGGGTTCGAACCCCCTCACCTCAGGTCCCTTTCGAAGAGGAGACAGAAGATGCCAGCTAAAGGTGACAGAAAGCCAAGAGTTTGTCGAGTCTGCGGAGAAGATAACCCCGAAAAATTTAGCGCAAGAAATGCAGGTATCTGTAATCCCTGTGTGTATGTGCGTCGCGCTCCCAAAGCGCCTGGGTACTTTATGAAATCACGCAACATAACAAAAACAGACGTGCTGGCACATTATGGCCCGCAAGGAAAAATGCAGTGCTCTTGGGACGGCTGTGAAATAAACGATATTGATATGTTGGTTTTAGACCACATCGAAGATGATGGAGCGAAAGAACGTCGTAATGCGCCGAACAGCGGTAAAGGGCATGAATTATATCGCAAACTTCGCAATGAAAACTATCCTGCAGGATACCAAACTCTTTGCTGTAACCACAACCACAAAAAAGAACTTTTACGCGTCCGCCACAAGTTTTAGACTAATGTTTCCATAAGTAGAAGAGCCTCCTTGAGCAAGATGCCTTCCAAAATCCCAACTAGGGATTAAGAGGGTAATTATACGATTTTACCGCCTGGAGTTCAGTCAACGACATTAGCTGGTTTTCCCCAGATTGCTTATGACCGTACCGCAATCATGGAGTGGCAATTCAATACGCCTTTTCTCGAAGAATTGTGCGACTTCCGTCCTCTGCCCCGACGTTCAGGCCGGACGCTCCAGTTCTACGGACAAACTCCGTTAGCTGCTGCGACCTATGACCTGTCCGAAGGCATTCCGGGTCCGTCGCTCCAACTGAACCAAGTGTTCAGCGATGCTTTCGCCGACGAATTCGGTGATTGGATCGGCATCTCGAACGTCGCCCAGCAAATGTTCCTCGCGGACATCACGCTGGATGCTAGCCGCAACCTGTCCTATCGCGGCGCGCTAACGGCAAACCTGATCGCGATCAACGGCTTCGAAGCTGCCGCAGTTGCGCAGCCAACGGCCCGCATTGATCTGCTCGACAACGAGTTCATGCTGTCCAACACGATCCGCAAGTCCGAGTCCCAGTTGATGGGCAACGCGGTCCCAGGACGTGACGGCGGAATGTATAC